TCTCAAACGGCAATACAACTGGCATAGCGCGGAGGATGAAGCGTGACACGCCGCAAATGGGTCTATGACGAAGAACTGAAGGAAATGGTTGAAGTGACGCCGGACTATCGCCCGGCGGCCAAGGGCAAAAATGCGCTTAATCATTTGGGTGGACTGTGGGGAGATAGACATTACGATGGTCTTTCCACTACAGACGGCGTTGACATTTCAAGCCGCAAAAAGCACCGCGAATACATGAAGCGCACGGGCCTGACGACGGCCGACGACTTCAAAGGCGAGTGGGAAGCCGCGCGCAAGAAACGCGAGGACTACTACCAGCGCGGCGGAACGATCCGCAAACAGGACATTGTTGAAGCCATTCACAAACTACAGAGAAGGTAAAAAGTTATGAGCGAACCCACCACGATCCGTGATGCTTTGGAAGCGGCTGTGCCGCAGGACGATGAGGCGTTAGCGCCGGTTGCCGAAGTAGCGCCAGAGCCGGTTGTCGAAACGCCGGTCGAAGCTGTCGCCGAAGCGGCCAAAGCTGTTGAGGCAAACATTGCCGAAGAGCCGGTGGCTGAAAAGCCGGCCAAGGGCGGTCGCAAGCGCGCGGCCGACGGCAAGTTTGAAAAAGCCGAGTCTGTCCAACAGGCGGACACGCCAGTCGACAGCACGCCGGCTATCACGCCTGGGCCAAAGTCCGAACCGCCCAAAGAGAAAGCGCCTGCCTCTTGGCGGCCTGACGTTCGCGAACATTGGGCTGCGCTGCCAGTTGAGGTGCGGGCGGAAGTCGCCCGGCGGGAAGCGGAAGTTCAGCGGACGCTTCAAGAAACGGCGGAAGCCCGCCGCTTCACCGAGCAACTGCAAAACGTCATCCGCCCCTACGAAATGTTTATTAAGGCGGAAAACAGCAACCCTCTGCAGGCCATCGACAACCTGATGGCCACCGCAGCCCGCTTGCGTACTGGCACTGCGCCAGAGCTGGCGACAATGGTGGCTGGCATTGTAAAGCAGTTTGGCGTGGGGCGTTTTGGCAACGCCTTCATCCAGCAGCTGGATTCGGCGCTGGCGGGCGAAGTGCCGCCGGTTGATGCACAGGCCACACAAGTGCAGCAGATGTTGCAGCAGCAACTTGCGCCAGTGCAGCAGTTTATGTCGCAGTTCCAGCAGCAGCAGATGGCCCAGCAGCAGGCCGCGCAGCAGCAGGCCGTCAACGAAGTGCAGCAGTTCCTGTCCAAAGCCGAGTTTGGCGAGGACGTTCGCGAGGAAATGGCGGACATTATGGAGCTGTCGCAGCGCCGTGGACGCGAAGTCAGCCTGCAAGACGCGTATCGCCAGGCGTGCCTTGTCAACCCAAAAGTCCGATCCGTCCTTGAGGCGCGGGCCAAGGCCAAGGGTGCAGCGCAGCTAACCGGCGCGGCGCAGAAGGCCAAGGCGGCTGCCGTTAGCGTGTCGGGTGGGCCGGCCTTGGCTGCTCCGCCTTCAACTGGTGCAGACGTACGCTCGGCAATCGAGGCAGCACTTGCATCTTACGAGCGGTGATGTTAAAAACGCTACGTGGGCGGAAAACCGCGACACTTTAATGGAAAGGTGTGTCTAAAACATCCTGACCTAGAAGGGTTGAGGTATTCCGCTTCACGGTCTTGTGTGCAATGCGAGAAAGACAGGTCTAGCGCATACGCCCGCAAGAAGCGTGAGGAAAAGGACAGGCGGTTTTTGTTGAGAAAGCGCCTCGCGTCTCAGCGTTACAGACAACGCAACCGCGAGGCAGTCAACAAGAAAGCCAGAGAAGCGCAGCGCCATCCCGTATGTCGGGAACGTAAACGCCTCTGGATGCGACAAGCTCGTCGCCTGCACCCCGAACGCTTCAGTTGGTACGAGCGAAAGAAATGGCTCTGGCATAACAACAAGATCAGGCAGCGAAATCGTCTAAGAGAGGCTGTATCAAAGAAACAGACTCCCACTTGGGCGAATAGGCAGGTCATCAATGCCATCTACGCCGAAGCCCGGCGTACGAACATGACGGTTGACCACATAGTTCCGCTGCGAGGGACGACTGTGTGTGGCCTTCATGTCGAAAACAACTTGCAGTTGCTTTCGCGTGAAGAAAACGCCCGAAAGGGCAACCGATTCATGGGGTAATTAAACATGGCATTTGCGAATACGTCCGTTACGGACATCATTGCGACTACGATTCAGTCGCGCACCCGTCAGATTGCTGACAACGTCACCAAGAACAACGCGCTTCTTGCCCGACTCAACCAGCGCGGAAATGTGAAGCCCTTTTCGGGCGGAAACGTCATCCTCCAGGAGTTGAGCTTTGCCGAGAATGGCAACGCCGGCTTCTACTCTGGTTACGACCTGCTGCCGGTTGCGGCTCAGGACGTCATCAGCGCCGCTGAGTTCAACATCAAGCAGCTCGCCTGCCCGGTCGTTATGAGCGGCCTTGAGATGTTGCAGAACAGCGGCCGTGAGGCGTTCATCGACCTGCTCGAAGCCCGCCTCAACGTGGCCGAAGCCACGATGGCAAACAAGCTCGCGCAATCGGTGTACAGCGACGGTCTTGGCAGCGGCGGTAAGGAAGTCACGGGGCTTAACGCTGCCGTGCCGTCCAACCCGTCTACCGGCACCTACGGCGGCATCGACCGTGCCACCTGGGCGTTCTGGCGTTCGGGCCTGTACGACTTCTCGGCTCAGTCGCCGGCCGTCACGCCGGGCAGCACCACGATCCAGGGCGCGTTGAACAAGCTCTGGGCGTCGCTCGTCCGTGGCGCCGACCGTCCTGACCTTGTCGTTCTGGACAACACCTACTGGGGCTACTACATGGCGTCCCTGCAGGCCAACCAGCGCTTCACCGATCCGTCGACCGGCTCGCTCGGCTTCCCGACCATTAAGTTTATGGACGCGGATGTTGTGCTTGACGGTGGCATCGGTGGTTACTGCCCGTCTGCGACCGGCTTCATGCTGAACACGAAGTACATCTTCCTGCGTCCGCATCGTGACCGGAACATGGTGGCTCTGTCGCCGAACAAGCGATACGCCATCAACCAGGACGCTGAAGTTCAGATTCTGGCTTGGGCCGGAAACCTGACCTGCAGCGGCGCGCAGTTCCAGGGTCGTATCCAGGACTAATTGGCCCCGTGGTGGGGGTTCACCTTGCCTTGGTAGGTCGGGTGAACCCCTTCCTACCAAGGCTTTTTTGAGAGGTAACGATCATGGCTGTTGTTGCAACACCTACTTTCTCGCCTAACGGTGGACAGGTAGCCCCCGCTTCGACGTTCACGCTTGCGTGTGCGACGGTCGGCGCGACTATCTATTACACGTACGGTGATACGGCCGCCAGCACCAGTTGGACGGAGTACACGGGGGCGGTGACGCTTCCGTCTGCTTCGGGCAGCACGGTGGGTGTGCGGGCTTACGCCATCAAGGCGGGCGACGATGACTCTGCTGTAGCTTCTGCGACGTTTTACACGGTCGGCTACAGCGCCGCCGTCTCGGCGACTGCCAAGACGGTTCTTGACACCGCGTCCTCGCAGGGACTTGGTGCCGTCACGCAGGGGATTAACCCCAGCGGGGCGGACGGTGCGTCCATCAGTGGCTGGCGTATCGGTGCGTCCGGTACGAACGCCGACCTGAAGGTCGAAACCAACGCGTAAGGGTGCGGGGCTTCGGCCCCGCAACTCTTTTGACTAATCACAACATAAGGAAAATTCCATGCAAGTGAACACCGCCATATTGCCGACAGATTGGTCTTCCGTTCCTGACGCGCCGGGGCTTGATGAGTCGCGGTTCGTTGGTGACGAGAAGTTATTTGTGCAGTTTTACCGTATGCCGAAGCTAAATCCGCGCAAGAGCGAGGAAGCCGGGCGTGCGATTTACGAGGAAATTGACTGCATCAAGATCATGGTGCCTGGCGACAAGCTGAACATCATTGATCGTCCGATTGACTCGATTGACCGTCGCCGCTTTGCCGCGCGCTACGAGAAGTGGAAGGCAGGGCAGGGCAACGTCGTTGAAGGCACGCCAATTTCGTCGCTGCCCAAGATGACGCCGTCGAAGGTTGAGGAATACAAGTTCTTTGGCATTCACACCGTTGAGCAGTTGGCTGAAGCCAACGACAACATCGGCGCCAAGTTCTTTGGCTTCCAAGAGGACAAGCGTTCCGCAAAAGCCTTCTTGGAAATTGCCAAGGGCAATGCGCCGATTGAAAAGATGAACGCTGAATTGAAAGAGCGTGACGCCAAGATCGAGGAGCTGCAGGCCCAGATCGAAGCCATCACGAAGATGATGAAAGGCAAAAAGCAAGTTTCTGAGGAGTAACCACTCGGATGGCTTTCCAGATTGTCAACGACTCAACTCTCTCCGCGATTGTTCAAAACGTCGCGCAACTGGTTAGCTTTCCGACGCCATCAGACCCGGCCGGAGACTCCGATCCGGCCGTGGTTCAAATGGTGCAGTCTGTCAACCTAGCCGGCATTGACCTGCTGTCGATGAACGACTGGCAGGAGTTGACCAAAGTCCACACGATGAGCATTCAGGCGGCATCGCCTGGCATTTCTGAGCAGGCGTTTCCGCTGCCGGATGACTTTTACGAGTTTGTCGACCAGACGCAATGGAACAGCACCATGCAATGGCCGGCGATTGGGCCGATCAGCCCGCAGTTCTGGCAGCAGTTGCTAATTCGTCAAACGCTGCCGACGCTGTCGTTCTACTGGCAGGTTCGCGACAACCAACTGTATATCCTAGTACCGCCAACGTCGGCGCAGACGCTGTCGTTCTTTTACCAGTCCGTGGCATGGGTGCGCGACCAAGACAACGCAAACCTTTATAAGAACCGCGCGACTAAGAACGGTGACGTCATCCTGCTTGACTCGTACCTCGTCACGCTCTTGGCACGCGTCAAGTGGCTTGAGATGAAAGGCTTGGATTCGTCGGCGGCTATGCGCGACTTCCAAGTCAATTACGAGAATCGTAAGGGCAATGAGAAGGGTGCGCCTGTCCTGACGATGGCGCGAACCTATTCCTTCCCGTACATCCAGCCTCTGACTAACACACCGGACACGGGGTTTGGTAACTAATGCCGCTCGTCCCCCTTGCGCCGTACAAAACGCCGCGTAGGGCGGCGGCTGCGCAGACAGCGCAGTTGTTCACCATTCCAGCGACGGTTGGTGGGCTTAACTATCGCGACCCGATCAGCGCGATGGCGCCGACCGACGCGTTGGTGCTGGAAAACCTTATTCCAAAACAGACTGGCGTTGAGTTGCGCAAGGGCTGGAAGTATCACACCGCGAGCGGCGTTGGCGGCAGCATCAAGTCTATCTTCTCTTTCAACGCGCCTAATCCAGCCAACAACAAACTGTTTGCTGCGGCAGGCGGCAACATCTATGACGTTACGACTTCAACGCCGTCGTTAGCGCAGGCTTCTACTGGCTCAACAAACGACGTTTGGAGCGTGACGCAGTTTGCCAACGGCGCGGATGTGTTCTTGCTTGCCGTCTCGCCTGGCGCCGGTTACTGGACGTATGACACGACCAGCGGCTGGGTGCAGCAGACTGTCACCGGCCTGCCGGCTAGCCTGACTAGCGTGGCGGTTTGGAAAAACCGCGTGTGGTTCGTTCCAGAGGACGACTCGCAGGTGTTTTACCTTGACACGGTCGACGCCATCACTGGCACCGCGTCTGGGTTTGAAATGGGCAGCCTGCTGCGCAACGGCGGCTACGTTCGCGGCCTAATCAACTGGACGCTCGATGCGGGTGTAGGCATTGACGACTATTTGGTCGTCGTCGGGTCGCAGGGCGATGTGGGCGTGTGGCAAGGCACCGACCCGTCAGACCCACAGAAGTTTGGATTAAAGGGCGTGTGGTACGTCGGCCCGGTGCCGAAGTACGGCCGTTTCTTTACCGCCTACGGCGGCGATGTGATGTTGCTGTCGGAGTTGGGCCTTGTCCCTGTTTCGCGCCTCGTCAATGGTCAGTTCAGCGAAATTCAGCCTGGACCTTCGCAGAAGGTGCAGTCGGTGCTGTCTCCTCTTATCGTCAAGTTGAAGGACGAAATTTCGTGGGACATTTTCATTGTTCCGTCAAGCGACGTACTGTTAATCAAACTTCCAGAAGACGCCGGTGTTTACACGCAGTACGCCATGAACGTGAACACAGGTGCGTGGTGTACGTTTACCGCGATGCCTATGGTCAGTTCCACACTACTCAATGGCCAACTCTACTTTGGAACCGAGGACGGTTTAGTTGCCAAAGGCTTGTTCGGCAACTTCGATGGAGTTAGCGAGGATGGCACCGGCGGCAACCCCATTGAGGGGGATGTGCAGACGGCGTTCAACTCGTTTGGCACGCCGGCGCAGCTGAAAAAGTTTGGCATGGCGCGGCCTATCTTTATCGCCCCGACTGCGCCGTCGGTAAAGGTGCAAATCAACACCCAGTACACGTTCGTCAACATTGGCGGCTCGCCGTCGTTCACGACGCAAAGCGCTGCCATTTGGAACAGCAGTTTGTGGAACAACTCGGTGTGGGCCGGGTCGACCAACTCGTATCAGGCGTGGGTTGGCACAACTGGCTTGGGGTATTACGCATCGCTGCGCATGAAGGTGCGTGGCCTGCCGGGGACGATCTTTACTTCATCGCACATGATGACTGAACCAGGCGGGGTGATGTAATGGCCGCGAACGCGAAGATTGCCGCGCTGCGTGCGTCAAGTGCTTCTCCGCCCGCCCGTGCAAGCGGGCCGCAGGCGCTTTCGTTTCCGTGGATAAACGCATCGCAGGCTGGCAGTGGTTTTTCGTTCAAGCGGCCCACTGCCAAGCTCAACAATCCCAAGCGCTTGTCGATCCAGCCAGCAACGTTTAATCCGGCGCGCGGCGGCGGCGGCAATTTT